TGGAAACAATGCAAATTCACGAGTTTGACCGACACGATATTGTAACGCTGTCGGAAATAGTTAGTAATTATTTGCGAGAGGAGGGGATTGTTACTGAATCTTTTTATTTCCACATTGAAGTTAGCTATGAAAAAGGAGAAGAGTAATGAAAGTAAGTATTGAAGATGATTTAACAGTATTTCCTATGGTTAAAGAAACAATAAAGTTTCTGGATAAATTGATAGGGTACAAAAGTAAAAACGAAATAGTCGCAAATGTGTATGGGGCTTCGTGGCTTTACAGCGATGGACACACAAATACAAACATCAATCGTAAAGAGTTTTTGATAACAGCCAAAACTAATGGCGAAAACGAAGAGCGAACTAGGTGGAGAAAAAGTCTACCCATAGGTACTTTACCTGAATGTGATGAAGTGCCTTACGATGATGAACCCCTCATTCAATCAATGGTTCTATCTATGGATAAGGTTGAGCAACCTTTGGCCGTACTTGTTTTTTTCGACAACCGATGTGGATCTGTATGGCCTAGTGTCAGTGAATTTGAAGGATGTTCTACACTGTATATGTACTCAGATTTTATTGATAGAATAAAAGCACCATCACTTAGAATACCCCACATTAAAAACACTCAATTGGGGTTTAGACCCGCAGAACATTGTTGCTATGCAAGCAGTAAAGCAAAATTAGATCAAGAAAGTTTACCGTCTAATTTTAAAACCATACTAAAAGAATTTATCAGTAAAAATACAAAGGTAAGAAATTTGATAAATTCTGTTCAACCTGAAGATGGAAAAATGAGTGGGACAGCCGATGTGTACAATGCGGCTTATTTTATAAGTGCCCAACAAAGTCAACACAAATCTGAATTTGCTCAAGATGTAAACCTAGCTGTAGACAATTTTAACCAAGTGTTAGAAAAACTACACGCTGATCATATTTATCAAGGTGTAAACGGTTTTAGTGCGGAAATTAAAAACGAAAATTACTTGGCACGAGCATTGTTTAAAAACCCAGAGCCGCTTCGGAATATGTTTGAGTCTTATGAGAAACAACATAACACGAACCTTTTGGAAGAGATTACCAAAATGGAGGAGGATGCAAAAGATTTTGCCGCAATGAAAGGAACAGTTGCAGTTACTCATTTTCAAGCAAGTGACAAGGTAGTAGTTTATGGTATGAAAAACGAATTTTTCAGATGGTATCAAAACTATACTGATTTTATAGAATCAGAAGATCCTTTAATTACAAACAAAATACATATTCTAGATGCGGCTCACGATAAGACTAGTGATAAAAGTCCTTACATATCAGGGGTAGGTTTTACAATTGAAGAATCAGAGTATGGTAAATTGTTTGGTAAAACTTTCAGAAGAAGTTATTTATTGGATTCACAGTTTGATGAGTAGATTTGAGGGGAAGCGTGGATCTCCATAAATCGTGTTGGGTATACGCGATACTTACCTAGTCTCATGCCATTGGGATACCCCTTGAATTCATTATCTCAATGGACTGCAAAGAGTGCCATGCTTCGTAAGTTAAACGCTTAAAGACTAGGAATACCCACTTGATATGCTATACACAGTATAGTATTATACAGGGTTCTTGGAAAAACCAAGACCTTAACAACAAACTTTAATATGAGGAAAAGGATATGGGAATAGTAAACTTAAAAGAAATTAAGATAGATAAGATCACACTTAGAATTGTAGGCACTAGCTCTATTGTTCAGCATAAGTGGATTGAAAAAATGAAGAAACAGATTCGTGATAAGAAGATGGGTAAGAAAGTCTCGAATCGGGAGAAGTGTGATCCAAACCAAGAGTACATTGACGCTACCTACATAGGTAAGGAGACAGGAAAGTACGGTGTACCTTGTGATGCGATCAAACAATGTCTGGTCAATGCGGCTCACAAAGATATTGGGATTGAAAAAACTTTAGTCCGAAAGTCTATTTTTATTATGCCACAAGATCAGGATATTAAAGAGCCTAGAGATTTGGTTCTGTTTGACAAAGTAGATGAACCAATCATGCGTGAAGACATTGTGCGTGTTGGGTCGGGATCTGCTGACTTGCGATATCGTCCTGAGTTTAGAAATTGGTCAATTGTCTTTACTGCTCAATTGAACATAGATGATATCCCAATGGATTCATTGTTGAATTTAGTTAATCGTGCCGGATTTGGAGTAGGGCTTCAGGAAATGCGTCCAGAAAAAGGGGGTGACTTTGGGCGGTTTGCAATTGATCAATCTTACGTTCAAGTAGATGAACATAAAATTAAGGGGGTAGCGTAGTATGGATGCTGAAAATGCAAAACCAGTATTTACAGATGGCGAAGTTATAACAGTTGATCCGACAGGGGTTGACTTAGCTATTGAGTGGGCGAAAGGTTCACACTTTGGAAAAGCAAATCCAGAAGATTGTTATAAAGAGGTAGTAGAAGTTGCTGACGCTTTCGGGGGGAGACCCCCCGATGGTGCGTTGATGGAAAAAGCCAGAGATAAAAACTCTGCCATGCACAAATTGTTTGATTGGGATAAAGATGTGGCCGCAAGAAAATGGTGGGTACATACTGAAAGAATGATTAAAGCACAACTTGTGTATGTTAGAAAAGGTACATACGAACGTAAAGTACACCAGATTCGTGTTCTTACAAAGATAAAGGAGACAACCGAAGATGGTAAGAAAGTAAATGTTTTCTATAACACCTTTGATGTACTTAAAGATCCTGAAAAGAGAAAACAATTACTGCAAAGAGCCGAACGCGATATGAAAATCTTTCAGAGTAGGTATGAACTACTTGATGAATTGTCAGAAGTTATAAATCCTATAAAAGCCTTTTTGGATAAATAATTATAGGGCTTGGTTTGGTTTGGCAGTTACGGTGGGTTAAGTTTGGTTTGATTTTGTTTGGTTAAGATGCGTTCCGTTAGGGCAGTTTGGTCGGGTTGTGATTGGGTTTGATAGTTTAGTATATGTTGAGGTATGGCAGTTTTGATATGTTGAGTTTTGGTACGTTCGGTTTTATTGAGTTTTGTTACGTTAAGTTATGTTAAGGCAGTTTTGGTTTGTTATGGGAGTTGTGTTGAGTACCGTTGAGGTGAGGTGAGGCAGTTTAGGTGAGTTGGGTTTGAGTGCGTTCTGATTCGTTAGGTTTTGGCAGTTGGGTCATGTTTTATCGAGGTTCGTCCAGTCAAGGTTTATTGTGTTATGTTCTGTTTTGGCAGATACGTTGAGTTTGGTTGCGGTAAGTTTGGTTTGACTTCGTTATGATCAGGTTCGTTAGGTTTTGGCAGTTGAGGTTGTATATTTATTATGATAAATGTAAAGAGGAGAAGTAAATGAAGGAGGTAAACATGAACGAAAGAGCAATGTTGAACCCTGATTTTCGGGAAGGATATCAGGAAGGGTATCGGGATGCTTTGCAAGAGGTATCCAAAAGATTGGAAATGAAAAACCAAGACTATATGAAGGGGGTGTATTATGACTTGTCGAAGGACAGTGAATCCGCGAATGTTACTGCCTAGAAAAAGGTTAAAAATTGTACCGATTGGTGCAGTAGATATCTTGCTCCACAATCAAACGCCAGAACAATTTTTTAAACCCCGCGAAAGCTGGTGGAGAAAGTTGTTGAGGCTACAAAAATAACAACTTAAGCCCCACTTTTTAGTGGGGTTTTTTTTCGCCTAAAAAAAGTGTAGACTCTTTTCAAGGAAATACCGTTTACCGTTTTACCCCCCTAATCCCAACGGTAACTTCACTTTTCCTTCTCCTCATAGCCCCACTTTTTAGTGGGGCTTTTTTATTTGTGCTTTCATATTGACTTTTATTATTTCTTTGCTAAACTGTGTTAAGTGGTTGTAAATTAGGAAAAGTATATTTATGGCAACACCTGAAAAGAAAGTAAAAGATCGAGCCAAACGAATCCTAGATAAAATAGGCGCATATCATTTTTCTCCGGCAACAGGATACGGTGGGCGTAGAGGTGTGCCTGATATAGTTGCTTGTTACAAGGGGAAGTTTTTTGGCATTGAATGTAAGGCCGGAAAGAATAAACCCACTAAACTTCAACAACATGAACTGGATAAAATCGAAAATGCAGGTGGCTGCGCGATAGTATTTACTGATACTACAGAGTCAATAGATTTAGAAAAGCAGGTACTGGGTGATAAAAAAGATATGACACATTGGGCTTTGATGAATATTTCTTGATGGGGGGATGGGAACTGGCAAGAACAGTTGCACGATATGAATATTATTACATTAGATTTTGAAACTTTTTATAGCAAAGAATTTTCTTTGTCAAAACTGACAACAGAAGAATACATTCGTGATGATCGATTTGAAGTTATTGGAGTTTCTACAAAAATTAATAATCTTAGAGCGCAATGGTTTCCAAACTATTCAGGTGAAATAGAAACGCATTTTGCAGAAGTTGATTGGAGCAATACAATTGTTGTAGCCCATAACGCAATGTTTGATGGTGCAATATTGTCTTGGAGATATGGAGTTAAACCAAAACTAATTGCTGATACGATGTCTATGTCAAGGGCAATTGATGGGGTAACTGCAAAACATTCTTTGAAAGCCTGTAGTGAACGATATGGTATTGGTCAAAAAGGCACAGAAGTTTTAAACGCATTGGGTAAACAGTTGCGGGATTTTTCTCCCTCTGAACTTACCCGATATGCACAGTATTGTATAAATGATGTGGACTTGACGTTTAAATTATTTTGTATTTATGCAAAACAATTTAGTGCTGAAGAAATGGAAGTGGTTAGCAACACCATGAAAATGTTCACTGAACCTGTATTGGAACTTGATGTTCCCCTGCTTGAACAACATCTTGACTCTGTAATAACAGAAAAAGAAAAACTGATGCGGGCTGCGAAATCAAATTCAGAAGTGTTGCAATCTAATCCTAAGTTCGCAGAGTGTCTAAAAACATTAGGTGTTGAACCACCCACTAAAATATCTTTGCGAACTAACAAAGAAACTTTTGCTTTTTCTAAAAGTGATCAGGCTATGACGGATTTGTTAGAGCATCCTAATCCGGCAGTACAAGCATTAGTAGCCGCACGAATTGGAGTGAAATCTACGTTAGAAGAAACTCGCACACAAAGACTTTTAGGTATCGCAAAAAGAGCGGGGGTTTTACCTGTGCCACTACGGTATTATGCCGCACACACTGGAAGGTGGGGCGGTAGTGACAAACTTAATATGCAGAACTTACCTTCGCGTGGTAGCAACACAATCAAACAATCTATCGTTGCACCTGATGGGTATGTATTGATAGATGCAGATTCTTCTCAAATAGAAGCAAGAACTTTAGCTTGGTTATCTGGGCAGACTGATTTGGTTGATGCGTTTGCTAATGACGAAGATGTATACAAGATTATGGCTTCTAAGATTTATGGTAAAGAAGTAGAAGATATTACGAAAGAAGA